TTAAAGTTGGATCTAATTTAATTTTATTAGTATGTCCTTTAGTTCGTTGAATTTGAACATCATCAATGTTAATAGTCACAGGAACCTGTGTCGTCTTATCATCAGGACAAATAAGATTAACCTCAATATCTTCTCCAACCGACTTACCACGAATGTTGAGAAACAAATATTCAATATCAAAAGTAGGAAGATTCTCTACTTTAATTCCTCTTGTTTTAATACAAGATTTAATTACATTCTTAATTGCAGTTGTTATCTCTTTTATATCCTCGCTTTCTAATGCAAGAACTAAAAGTTTTTCTTCTTTAACTAAAAATGGTCTATAATGAATAGGTTTTCTGGTCGAAGGTAATTCCAACTCATACGTCGGTGTCGCAATCTTTGGTAAAGGCATAATATCTTACAAAGAGTTCAGTGTGTTTTATTTAGCGTGGTTATTAAACGTTTAAAGTTATGGCATTATTAGTTACTCCATTCTCATTAATAGGACCATCAAACAGTACATACTGAGGATTATTAGGATAAGTCTCCACCAAATAACGAGAGAAATTAAAGTTAACTGTACACTTCAATAATTGAGATGCCTCATAAGTTACGGGCATTGAATTAATACTAATCGGATAGGCCTTTAAGAACCTGTACTCTAATACTCTATTATAATCCTTCTCAAACTTTTTAACGTAAATAGATGTCTGATATAACTTAGGAAAATTTACCCTGTAAAAATAATTATCAGAAAGAGGAGTTATATCTGTACCATCATTTAAAATAGCAGTGTTAGTTTCATTCTCTCCCACAATATAACCAATCCACTTCTCAAAGAAATTAATAATCTTATAATCATGATCTACATAGAAAGTAAATGAAGATGTTGTATCATACTGTCTTCTATATGCATGTCTCTCTGTTATTCCTGTGTGATCATTAACAAGTTCGCTAGTTGCCAAGGATGTGCCAGGTAATGCAGCTTCCGAACAAGACAATGACCACATTCGATCATCCTGTACTTCTCCCGTGGGTAAAAGAGATCTTACTGCAGAAGGGGGATAGAACCAACATTGAAAATGCGAAGTAAGTGCAGGATTTAAAATAGATGCCTTTAAATCTGCTAATACTTTCTTTTGCGGTCTTGGAGTGACCATATTCCTATAAATACTACTACTGATATATTATGTATAATGGGAGAAAGTAAAAAGAGTTTATTCAGACCCTCTTTTCCCAAAAAATACAAGGGAAATTCAAACAATATTATATGTCGTAGTACTTGGGAAACCAAATTTTGTAACTACTGCGATTTGAATGAGAATATTCTTGAGTGGGCAAGTGAAGAATTTTTTATTAAATATGTCTCTCCTGTTGATAATCGGTTTCATCGTTACTATCCAGACTTTCTTATCAAAGTCAAAGAAAGCACAGGTGAGATTAAAACTTATGTGATTGAGGTAAAACCCAAGAAACAAACTCGACCTCCTAAAAAAAGAAAAAAGGTGACTCAATCATATCTCTATGAATGCAAAACATATGCTGTTAATACAGCTAAATGGAAGGCAGCACAAGAGTTTTGTAATG